CTACAAGAGGCATGGGCAGCATCTCCGAAAAGAATGGCGTAAAGTTAGTTCAAGATGACTTTGTTCTAAACACTATTGACTTGGTAAGTGACCCCTCGGGAATTGATTGCTGGGTTGAGGGTATCATGGAAGGCAAAGAATGGGTATTTGATGCTTCTTCCGGTAACTGGGTTATTGCAGAAACTATGCAGAAGAAAGTTAAATCCATGTCTGCTAAGAGCCTGCAAGAACAGAAACTAAGATTGTTTACTAAATTCTTGGAACAAATCAAGTAAATTAGAAAAACAGATTGTTATAAATACTTATAGAATATTCATAGGAGACCTCGATGTCTGTAGAAAACACCATCCAGAAACTACTGGAAGAATCAAAAAAGATTAAGCAACTAGATGAAGCCAACGAAGTTGTTCCAGCTCATTCTGGTGATGAACCTTCAAACAAGAAAAACATGAAGGTTGATCAGAAGGAAGCAGAGGGTGGTACTTCTAAGAAGGCAAATCGTGCTACACAAGGTGCTGTTGCTCCAGAAACAATAGCAAAACTAGAATCAGAATCATATGATGATCTAACTAATGAAGAAATTGATCAACTAGATGAACTTAGTAACTCAAAGTTGTCTTCTTACCTACAAAAAGCACGAAAAGACAGAAAAAATACTGAAGCTAGACAAAAAAGAGCAGAAATTAATCTATCTGGTGATGGTGATACACCAGCAAATCCAAGAAGAATGGCTGGAGATGACAAGTATTTTGATGATGAGCGCCGCAGTCAAAACAGAACTGCTGGTATAAAACGCGCCACGAAAAAACTAGAATCATATGATGATCTAACTAATGAAGAAATTGATATGAGCGAAGACGTTTCCGCTCTATTCAATGGCGAAGAAGGTCTTACTGAAGAATTCCGCCAAAAGGCAGAAACAATTTTTGAAGCAGCTGTAACAAGCCGCATCAAAGAAGAAGTAGCTCGTATTACAGAGGCTCTAGAAGCACAGTACGAAACTAAGCTACAAGAAGAAATTGAAAGCACAGTTGAGGGTTTAGTTGAACACGTTGATGGATACCTTAACCTAATGGTTGAGCAGTGGATGGAGAATAATGAAGTTGCCCTTGAATCTGGTATGAAATCTGACATTCTTGAATCGTTTGTCGGCGGGCTGAAGAATCTTTTTGAACAACACTATATTGAAGTTCCGGAAGAAAAATTCGACCTAGTCGGTGAAATGGAATCTGAGATTGAAACATTGAATGCTAAACTAGACGAGACAGTTGCTAAGAACGTAGAGCTACACAAGGCTCTAAACGAAAGCGCTCGTGAGTCTATTGTTGCTGAAGCATGTGAAGGTCTTAGCGATGTTGAAGCCGAAAAGCTACAAACGCTAGCAGAAGAAATCAGTTTTGAAAACTCTGAATCGTTCGCACAAAAAATGCAAACAATTCGTGAAAACTATTTTGTAAAGAAGGCAGCTAAGGTTGAAACTCCTTCAATCCTAGCAGAAGAAACCATCCAAGAGGAAAAAGCTGTACCTGCATCAATGCAGGCTTATGTGAAAACAATCAGCTCTCTTATCCGTTAATTTTTAACAAAGGAAAACGATTATGACAATCGACCGTAAAGCCCTAGCAGCAAAGTGGGCACCAGTTCTAGAGCACAGCGATCTACCAAAGATCACTGATAGCTATCGTAAGGAAGTTACTGCCGTTCTACTAGAGAACCAGCAACGCGAAATGGGCAAGGCTCAGCAACTAACTGAAGATGCACCAGCTAACAGCTCTGGTTCTTTCCCTGATTCAAACGGCGTAGCTAAGTTTGATCCAGTTCTAATCTCTCTAGTTCGTCGCTCAATGCCAAAGCTAATCGCTTATGACATCGCTGGCGTACAGCCCCTAACACAGCCAACAGGCCTAATCTTCGCAATGAAGAGCAAGTATTCCACACAAGGTGGCGACGAGGCTCTATTCAACGAAGCTAACACCGAGTTCTCAGGTGTAAACGGTGCTGGTACACAAGCAGCTTATGATTTTGCTGACGGTGCTACAAACGTTACTGGCGTTGGTATGTCCACAGCAGCTGGTGAAGCTCTTGGTACTGGTGGTGCTAACCCTGACTTCAACCAGATGGCTTTCAGCATCGAAAAGATTGCTGTTGAAGCCAAGACACGTAAGCTAAAGGCTGAGTACTCTCTAGAACTAGCACAAGACATGAAGGCAATTCATGGTATTGATGCTGAAGCAGAGCTATCCAACATCCTAAGCGCAGAAATCCTAGCCGAAATCAACCGTGAAGTAGTTCGTACAGTTTACAACACCGCTAAGGTTGGTGCTGTTGCTGGTACAGTTGCAACAGCAGGTACTTTCGACCTAGACGTTGACGCTAACGGTCGTTGGTCTGTTGAAAAGTTCAAGGGTCTAATGTTCCAAATCGAACGTGAAGCCAACGTAATTGGTCAACAAACACGTCGTGGTCGCGGCAACTTCATTATCTGCTCTGCAGACGTTGCTTCCGCACTACAAATGGCTGGTGTTCTAGACTATACACCTGCTCTAGCTGGTAACGCAAGCCTAACAGTTGATGACACATCAACAACATTTGCTGGTGTTCTAAACGGCAAGTACAAGGTTTATATCGATCCATATACCGCTAACGGCGGCGCTAACCCACAATACTTTGTAATGGGTTACAAGGGCGCTTCAAGCACTGATGCTGGTCTATTCTACGCACCATATGTTCCACTACAAATGATGCGCGCTGTTGATCCTAACAGCTTCCAGCCAAAGATTGCGTTCCAGACTCGTTATGGCATGGTAGCAAACCCATTCAGCCAAGGTGCCAATGCAGTAACAGGCGCACTAACAGCTAATGCTAACGTCTACTACCGCAAGGTTCGTGTTCTAAACATCATGTGAAAAACACGGTTTACTAAACACTCGCAAGGGTGTTTAGTAAAAGTCACAAAAGCCCTTCTTTATGGAGGGCTTTTTCATTGCAAAACCCAAATTTTGTTTCCGCAATCCCAATACCTACCATAACCATTTGATATAGCGTTCTCAAATTCAGTTTTTTGTGAGTCGTATATCGGGCACAACTTTTGTATTTTATTTTTCTGAAACATGAATCTAGAGAACACCTTATTCTTCTTCACATAAAAATAACCGGGGTCAGTTTCTGCAATCAGATCAAACCCCAATTGCCTATACGTATTGCCGCTGCCAGTTCTGTTGTCTGAGTAACTTATGATTGAACCGAGATGGTTCTTTCTAAAATAAGCCAGTAATTTAGATGCACCTCCAACCACATTCACATTCAACTTAGACGCCATTCTTACCACTTCCCAGCTATATTTTTTATTGAACCTTGGTTTGCCAAATGACATGCACATTACTAGGTCATCTTCGTAAAATAAACCCAAATTTACAGAAGAAGACGAGTAGCCAGAAAGATGGTTTGTTTCAAAGAACTTTTTTGTTTCCCCACCACTGAGTTTCTTTACTACGCATTTTCTTGCGTATACCGTATCAGACATACCAAGTTTTGACGCAATCATTGATTTTACAATGCCAAGTTTGTTGGTTGTTTCATAATCAGTGAACCGCAACAGTGTAATGTTTTTGTCTGAACACAGCTGATACTTCTTTTTATGTCTATTTTTGTTAGATGAAACAGCATCCCATTCACTATGCCAAAAAAGACCATCAAGCTCAATAGCAAGTTTATTGCTTGGCACATACAAGTCTAGTTCTTGTGAAATTGATGTTCTGTCAGATTGTAATACTGGTATGTCAAAAGACTCAATGAAAGTTTTCAACTCCGTTTCAATGGATGAAACCGTTCTACCCATCTTACAGCCCAATTCTCTCGCTCTGATTAGTATTGTAGTGGGTGAGCAACCATACTTTGTAGCCATAACTTCTGAACCGTGTGCTTCAAATTCTGTTTTGAATAGGTCTTCGTTATTCAACATCTCAATAGCTTCTGTTGGTAACTGATTGAATTTTCTATCAATACCAAAAAACAAGAAAGCGTTATTCACTGTTTCTCTACTAACACCGAGAATGTTGGTTAGTTCATTTATTGATACATTGTTTTTCTTTTGTTCTTTCAACCATGGCTCATCAACAAGTAACGGATTACTTTTACACAAATTTTCCAAACAGGTTTCTTTGTGGTTTGATATGTAGAACACGTTATGGTTGTTTGCATCGTATAGATTTTCATAGATGCTGTTGTGCACCTTTGATGCTTCTGCTAACGATGAGTATACTTTACCGTTTACTGAAATGGGTTTTGCACCTTGTTTAATATTTTTCAAATAGCACGCTTGACCACAATTTTTAGCCCATTTGTATGTTGATAAGCTAAACGCTACCTTTTCACCGCATTTGCACAAAGGAATTTTAGAAATTCCACTTCTGTACATAGCGGCTTTTTCTCTAATGCCCCTGCCGTCTAAATTTAGAGATTCTAACTCTTCTATTGCTTTGGTATAAAAATGTGATCCATTTTTGTATTTCGAGGGATCTTGTACAAACTTGATTAGAAGTTTCCATTGTTGTCCCGTAAAAGTTTCTAGCATAGTTCCAACCTATAATTGCATGTTTGTCTTGTATTATATAGTGTTCTAGAGTAGATTTCAAACTCTAAAAAGACAGCGATCCGCAACAACCTAAATAGATTTAGGAGCCTGACTCCGATACTAGCGCAAGCTAGTTTTATACCCAGGG